TACAAGGGATCGGGTTCGCCGACGCTTTACACGACGCGACCGTTCCTGACGACAATGTTGCTCTCTCGTGATACGACAGGGCGTCGGATGTACCGTGGTGTGCAAGAGCTTGCCGCTGAGCTCGGTGTGACCGCGATCGTTATCGTCGAAGCAATGGAATCCGAGACCGATCTGCTCGGCATCGTCGTCAATCTGAAAGACTATACGATCGGTGCCGACAAGGGTGGCGAGATCAACTTCTTCGACGACTTCGACATCGACTACAACCAGTACAAGTATCTGTACGAGACTCGTGTCTCAGGTGCTCTGACCAAGATTCGCTCGGCAGTGGTCGTTACCAGGAAGGCCGGTCCGTAATAAAAAGGTAGGTACCTCATGACGAGGTTCTACGGTGTGATTGGTTATGGTGAAACGATAGAAAAAACACCTGGCGTCTGGGTCGACGAGATTATCGAGCGTAATTACACTGGTGATGTGATCCGTAATACGAGAAATCTCCGTGAAGGAGAGAATCTCAATGCAGATCTCAGTGTGCAAAACTCGATCAGTATCGTGGCCGATGCCTATGCCAATAATCACTTCTTTGCAATTCGTTATATCGAGTGGGCGGGGGCTTTGTGGACGATTTCAAGTGTTGAAGTGCAGAGTCCCCGTCTTATCTTTAGACTGGGGGAGGTGTACAATGGGCCAACGCCTGGAGCTACACCAACTCCTTGAAACGTTTACAGAAAATGTCTATTTTCAACCACCGACTAATATTCAGCTGAAATATCCTTGCATTATTTATCATCGCGATTGGGCAGAAACCAAATTTGCCAATGATAAACCGTACAATCACACACGAAGATACATGATCATGGTGATTGATCAAGATCCCGATAGTGAAATTCCAAGTAAAGTGGCTTCAATGCCAATGAGTTTGTTTAATCGTTTTTATACAGCAGATAATCTAAATCACGATGTTTATAACGTATACTTCTAAGGGAAAGGAAGCAAATGGCCCCTTTGACTTGGGACCAAGTTGGCGAAAGATTGTATGAGACCGGTGTCGATCATGGAGTTCTCTATATTCCGGACCAAGCCGGTGTATACAATACAGGCGTCGCTTGGAATGGTCTCACGACTGTTACCGAATCGCCGTCGGGTGCCGAGCCTAATGCGCAGTATGCCGATAACATCAAGTACCTGAATCTGATCTCGGCCGAGGAATTTGGCGCAACGATCGAGGCATTTACCTACCCAGAAGAGTTTGCTCAGTGTGATGGTACTGATGTTCCTGCGCCGGGTGTGTCTGTTGGCCAGCAGGGTCGAAAGATGTTCGGGCTGAGCTACAGGACTCGGGTCGGTAACGACGTCGATGGGACAGAGCACGGCTACAAGCTGCATTTGATTTATGGCGCTCAGGCCTCTCCGTCGGAGAAAGCCTATGCGACGATCAACGATTCACCCGAGGCAATCTCATTCAGCTGGGATGTTACGACTACGCCCGTACCGGTTACAGGTCACAAGCCTACCTCCTTGCTTGTCGTCGATTCTACCGTAGTGGATGCTGCCGATCTTGCTTCACTCGAGGCGCTTCTCTACGGTAATGGTGCAACCCCAGCTGCGCTTCCGACACCGGATGCAGTGATTGCTCTATTTGCTGGGCCTTAATCGCGGGGAATAATGATTTTCTTGGACAGGAGGCTGGAGAATGCTCAAAATTATTGTTCCCGGTGTCGAAATGTTTGATGAACAGACACAAGAATTCATCACCATAGCCGACGTAACTTTGGAGCTGGAGCATTCTCTGGTCTCACTGTCAAAATGGGAGTCAATTTATGGAAAACCTTTTCTGGGTAATGACGAAAAAACTCGAGACGAGATTTTTGGCTATATAAAAGCTATGACTTTGACTCCCAATGTATCCGAGCAAGTTTTTGACAAGCTCTCGGAAGCGAACATCGAAGCGATTAACGATTACATTGAAGCAAAGATGACCGCAACTTGGTTCAACGAGCCTCCAGGTGCACCAAGAAGTCGAGACGTGATCACGGCCGAGCTGATCTATTACTGGATGATCACCTTTCAGATCCCGTTCGAATGTGAGAACTGGCATTTGAATCGGTTGTTCACCTTGATCCGAGTCTGCAACATCAAGCAGGCAAAGCCGCAGAAGATGAGTCGCTCTGAGATTGCGGCGCGTAATCGCGAACTCAACACTCGACGCAAGGCGCAACTAGGCACTAGTGGTTGAAAGGAGGTGACGTGGCAACTCTCGTTTGGGACAAGGTTGGCGAACGAATCTATCAGACCGGTGTTGATCGCGGAGTTCTTTACTTACAGGACGGCACAGTAGCAGTTTGGAATGGATTACTCGAAGTCGAAGAAGCTTCCAATTCGGAATTACAATCGTTCTTTCTCGAAGGTGTGAAATACCTGGAGAATTTGACTCCGAATGATTTTGCCGGAACGTTGAAAGCGTTCACTTATCCGGATGAATTCGATCAAGTCAACGGGATTGCCGTCGTCTCTCCAGGATTGGCGTATTACGATCAACCGGCAAAGAGTTTCAACTTGTCATATCGGACTCGAGTCGGCGATGACATCGTGGGCACCGAGCTTGGCTACAAAATTCACATTCTTTACAACGTGATTGCCAAACCGGAAGCGAATACCTACGCTTCTTTGACCGATTCGGATATTTCACCGGTTGAATTCAGCTGGACCTTGACTGGAACGCCGCCGAAAATCAGTAAATTAAGACCAACAGTTCATATTGCGATCGATTCGAGAGATACACCGCCAGAAATTTTGCAAATTGTCGAAGGTAAGCTCTATGGAACGGCTACAAGTAATCCAAGCTTGCCGCCGATCACTGAAATCGGTGAATATTTCGGATATCGAGGAGCGCTTCTCATTGTCGACTATGGCGATGGTACTTGGGCTGCTATCGACGAATCTGATACGTATATTACGATGCTTGATGCCACTACTTTTCAGATTGACGGCGCAGATGCCACATATTTGGACCCAGAGACATATACGGTTTCATCCACCAACATCGGCGAGCAAAATTAAGGAGGTGAAATGGCTACAATTACCGGTCTTACCGCCGAGCGAATGTTGGAAATTGAGGGAGAATCTGTTATTGATGGCGAAGTTGTCAACGGTCATCTAATTCTCACCAAACACGATGGAACAACGATTGATGCGGGTCCTGTAATCGGTCCAGCGGGTCCTACCGGTCCACCAGGTCCAGCACAAGGTTGGATTCCAGGTGAAATTAGACTTTGGCCTGGAAGTGCACTTCCCGATGTAGCTCAATATGGTCATTGGGTTTGGGCAGATGGCGCTGTTTACGCGGTTGCTACATATCCAAAAGCAGCGGCTAATATTGCAGCTCAATGGCGTACATTTGCGGGTGCCAGCGATCCAGGCGCAAGCAATTTTCGTGTACCCGATGTCCGTGGTCTTGCTCCAGTAGGAATGGATGCAATGCCCGGAGGTACACGTGCTAATCGGATGACACGATCAGTTGCAATTACAATTGCTGCTCGAACAGGCGAAGAGACGCATATCGTTACTATACCTGAGATGCCGAATCATGGGCATGGTATCAATGATCCAACCCATGCGCACAGTGTTTCCGATCCAGGGCATGCACACAACGTTTATGATCCGGGACATAGTCACGGTACCGATGCACTTGCTGCGTTTGGACCCAGTTGGCAATGGTCGGATTACAATGGTGCTCAGCATTTTGGTACAGCAACGATAAATGGCGCTGGTACTGGAATTGGCATTTATGCTTCAGGTACTGGTATCGGTATTTACGGTGCTGGTACTGGTGTCACAGTTCAGGCAAACGGTAGTGGTGGTGCGCATGAGAATGTTCAGCCAACCGTATTTGTGCCTTATATCGTAAAGCTGGACGATTAAAATGAGATTCGAACTCGCTGGAAGTCTGGTTCAGCCAGATCCATTGGTTTTGAAATTTGCTGCCAATGCGACTTTCGATACCTTGTATTACGTCAATTTGGGTTACACTCATTTTGACGTAATTTGTATCGGCGCCGGTGGTGGTATGGGTGGAGGCATCGATACTGCCAATTCGGGTACATTGATTCGAAGTTATGGTGGAGCTGGTGGAGGTGGTGGTTTCCATCGTGTGCAAGGTTTATTATCTGCTTTGCCTAATTTATGTCCGATTGTTGTCGGCGCTGGCGGTACTCTAGGAACAGAACACGCAAGCAATCCAGCCAGTACTACCAATGGCGGTAATGGTGGATATTCATCGTTCAATGATCCCACTTGTCGAGCTTCAGGCGGTGAAGGTGGTAAGCGAGTTCAATCAAATTCCTTGACTGTTACCACACAGGCCAATGGCGGTGACGGCGGGATCGGAAATCGTACGATTGCTGGGGGCGGAGGTACGGGTGGAGTCGCAGGAACACCAACGGCAACGGGTCCGGGAACTGCTGGTACAGCTGGCCAAGATGGAACGTTCTTCTCCAACGTTGGCAAAGGTGGAGGAGGTGGAGCCGGTGGAGTGGGTAAATATGGCTCCGGAGGAACTACCTGCAATGCAGCTACAGCCGGAGGACGTGGTTCGTATAATCCTGGTAACACAGCCGTATATGGCCCAGCAGATACTCCGGGAGCTGACCCGACAAGTGGATCACAAAACGTTGTACCTGGAGGTGCAAGTGGGGCAAAGGCCGCTCCTTTGAATGGATTACCAACCGTGTATGGACAATCCAAGGGCGATCGTATTGTAGGTGATCCTGGGGTCGTAATCATTCGTCTGACGGCGGAATAATCATGATTTCTTTTACGGAAAAAGGTGATTTCAGCCATACAGAGCGATATTTGAGTCGTTTGAAGAGTGGCGATCTCTATGCAACACTGGGTAAGTACGGTTCTTTGGGTGTAAATGCACTCTCGAATGCTACGCCAGCCGATACGGGTTTGACTGCAGCATCCTGGTCGTACACGATCGAGCAACGGCCGGGATATTACTCGATTCGCTGGCATAACAGTCATGTCGAGAATGGTCTTCCGATTGCGGTTTTGATTCAATATGGTCATGGTACGAGAACTGGCGGCTATGTGCAAGGACGCGATTACATCATGCCTGCAATTCGACCTATATTTGACCAAATCCTAGCCGAAGCGGTGAAGGAGGTGAATAGAGTCTAATGGCGACTATCGACGACAAAGTCGTTGCGATGAGTTTCGAGTCGAGTAAGTTTGAGTCGGGTGTAAATAGCACCATTAGCTCTATTGACAAGCTCAAACAAGCGCTCAAATTCCCGCATGCTGGTGATGGTCTAAACGATATCAACGAGGCATCGAAGAAAGTTGATTTTGGCTTCATTCACAACGCAATCGAGAGTGTCAAGGGCGCGCTCGGCTCATTGAGACTGGTTGGAATTGGTGTCCTGACGCATATTGCTAATACAGCTGTCGATCAAGGCGCTAAATTCGTCAAAGCATTTACGATCGACCCGGCAAAAGCGGGTTATAGCGAATATTCGACCAACCTGAATGCTGTTCAGACAATCTTGGCCAACACGCAGGCAGCTGGAACCAAGCTTCCGGATGTCAACAAAGCGCTGAAAGAGTTGAACGACTATTCGGACAAGACGATCTACAACTTCAGCGAGATGGCCAAGAACATCGGTACCTTTACGGCTGCCGGTGTTGATTTGGATACAGCTACTGGTGCGATCAAGGGTATCGCCAACTTAGCAGCATTGTCGGGCTCGAATTCCGAGCAAGCATCGACAGCAATGTATCAGCTTTCACAGGCGATCTCGGCTGGGAAAGTTGGTCTACAGGACTGGAACTCGGTTGTCAATGCCGGTATGGGCGGTACCGTTTTCCAACGTGCATTGGCACAAACAGCCGAGTCGATGGGAACGTTGCAAAAGGGTACGGTCAAGCTCGTTGGTCCGATGAAAAATGTCTCGATCAATGGGCAAGCTTTCCGTAACTCACTAGCGGCCAAGCCGGGTGAGCAGAGTTGGTTAACCGGTGAGGTCCTGACCAAGACGCTCGAACAGTTTACGGGCGACCTGTCCGATGCAGAGCTGGCGTCGGAAGGTTTCACCAAGGCGCAGATCAAGGCAATTCAGTCCCAAGCCGCGACTGCTCAGCAAGCTGCTACGCAAGTCAAGACTTTGTCGCAAGTGATCGACGTTGCCAAGGAAACCGCTGGATCAGGATGGGCTCAGACCTGGCAGATTATATTTGGCGACTTTGGTGAAGCAAAGAAACTGTTCACCGATGTCTCAAATGCAGTCAACGGTTTTATCAATGCTTCGGCCGATGCTCGTAACAAAGTACTGGGCGATTGGAAGGAACTTGGTGGTCGAACAGTTCTGATCGATGCGATCAAGACGGCATTTCACAATCTAGGCTTGATTCTGGCACCGATCAAAGAAGCATTTCGAGATATTTTCCCAGCAAAAACTGGCCAGGATCTTTATGATTTGACTGTACGATTCAAAGAATTTGCCGATGCATTGAAACCGAGCCCAGAGACAGTCGATAATCTGAAGCGAACATTCAAAGGCTTATTTGCGCTGCTGGACATTGGTAAGCAAATCGTTGGCGGTATATTTACCGTTTTCGGCCAGCTTTTCGGCGCACTTCATAGTGGTAGTGGTGGTTTTCTGGATATTACGGCCAAGATCGGCGATTTCTTGGTCAAGATCGATGATGCCTTGAAGAAAGGTGATGCGCTTCACAATTTCTTCACGGGATTGGGAGCCATTCTTGCGGTTCCACTCAAGCTGCTAAGCGCAGTTGGAAGTGCAATTGGGAATTTGTTTGGCGGATTTTCCTCCGGGGGATTTTCTGGACAAATGAGTGGTATGACTGCAGCAATGACACCACTCCAAAAGGTAATGGAGGCACTCAGTAACGCCTGGGCTAAATTCCTTGACAGTTTCGCCAATACAGGAACCGTTTTGCAACCGGCAATTGATGCAGTCGCCAAATTGTTCCAAGGCTTGGGTCCGGCTATCGCCAATGCAATCTCGAGTATGAATTTCGAGGCAATTCTGCAAGTGATCAGGACCGGTCTGTTTGGCGGACTAGTTGTGATGTTCAAGCAGTTCCTTGGTAAAGGCAGTTTCCTGGAGCAGATCTCGACCGGCTTCAAGGGTGGGATTCTGGCCAATATCAGTGGCGCTTTCGAGGGTCTTAACGGAACGATGAAAGCTATGCAGCAGAATCTGAAGGCAAAGACGCTGAAAGAGATTGCAATTGCGATTGCATTGCTGGTAGCTTCGATTGTGGCGTTGTCATTCGTTCCTGCCGACAAGCTCAATAGTGCAATGGCAGCAATTACGATCGCATTTGGACAGTTGATCGGTGCGATGGCACTTCTGGACAAGGTAACCAAGTCGGCGGGCATGATCAAAATGCCTTTGATGGCTGCTTCGTTGATCTTGTTTGCAGGAGCAATCGATATTTTGGCAATTGCCGTCTTTGCACTCAGCAAGCTCAGTTGGGCGGAGTTGGCTAAGGGTCTTGGTGGAGTGACAGTATTGCTAGTTGGTCTCTCTGCTGCGTCAGGACCATTGTCGAAGAATTCAGCCGGGATGATTCGAGCCGGTGTCGGGATTGGAGCGCTGGCAGTCGCTTTGAAGATTCTGGCTAGTGCAGTTGCCGACTTCGGTGGAATGAGCTTCACTCAACTCGGTAAGGGTCTGATCGGGGTCGGTGGTGGGCTCGTGGTGATTGCTGCCGCGGCCAAGGCGTTGCCACCGAATATGGTTTTGACCGGGGCGGGGTTGATTGCTGTAGCTGCTGGTCTCAAGATCCTAGCTGGTGCCGTCGGTGAATTCGGCAAGATGAATTGGGGCACAATTGGTAAGGGCCTGGTTGGTATTGGTGGCGCTCTTGTTGTTATTGCTGGTGCTATGCAACTCATGCCAGCAAGTATGGCGCTAACTGCGGCTGGACTACTACTGGTAGCACTTTCATTGGGCAAGATTACAGCGGCAATCGATAAAATGGGAGGAATGTCGGTTGGCAAGTTGGCCAAGGGCTTGATCAGCCTTGCGCTGGCGTTGGGTATTTTGGCTGCATCGATGTATGCAATGTCAGGGGCACTGGTAGGCGCTGCCGCATTGACAGTAGCAGCTGCAGGTTTAGCTCTATTGGCACCTGCGTTAGCAACACTGGGGAAATTGTCCTGGGGACAAGTGCTCAAGGGCCTGGTTGCACTTGCGGGAGCGATCGCAGTTCTAGCTGGCGCAGCAATTCTACTACAACCGGCGATTCCAGCGATGTTGGGTTTTGGCGCAGCATTGGTCGTGATCGGAGCCGGTTTGACTCTGGCTGGTGCAGGTATCGCCTTGATCGGAGTCGGTCTAAGTGCAATCGCCGTCTCCGGTACGAGTGCGATTGGGATTCTGCTGAAAGCGCTCGAGGATCTGGTCGCCTCGCTGATCAAGATGGCAAAAGACCTGGTGCTCGGCTTGCTCGAGATCGTCAAAGCACTTGCCGATACGGCACCGCAATTCGTCGATGCGTTGGTCAAGATCATCAACAGTCTCTTGGATGCCGTAATCAAAGCGTCACCGAAGATTGCCGAGGCATTCCAAGCTCTTCTCGATGCTGCATTGAAGATTCTCAAGGATAACCAGGGCAAGATCATCCAAGCAGGATTCGATCTGATAATTGCGCTCCTGAAGGGAATCAAAGACAATATTTCCAAAGTCATCGACATGGTAGTCAACATCATCGAGACGATTCTGCGCTCGTTGGCCAATAACCTAGCTCGAATTCAAGGCGCTGGCCTCGATATTCTACTCAGCTTCCTGAAAGGTATCGCCGACAACTTGAGCAAGGTTGTGACAGCAGCAATCAGCATCGTGACTTCGTTCCTGTCGACGATTGCTGATAACATCGGTAAGATCATCGCTGCTGGTGTCAGTATTATCACCAATTTCTTACAGGGAATTGCCAACAGTATTGGTAGAGTTGTTAGTGCGGCCGCAAATATCGTTGTCGAGCTGGTCAATACGATTGCCGACAACTACGGCAAGATCATCAATGCCGGTCTCGGTGCGGTAGTTCGCTTTGTAAGCGGGATCGCCGATAGCATCGGACGTGTGATCAGTGCTGGTGCAAATATCGTCGGTGAGCTGATTGGTGCAATTGCTGACAACTTTGGCAAAATCGTCAACGCCGGTCTGGGTGCGATTGTACGCTTTGTGTCGGGAATCAGCGACAATATCGAGCGGGTGGTCTCTGCTGGTACCAATTTGGTTACCAAATTTATCGGTGCAATTGCCGAGTCGGCACAGAGAATCGTCAACGTTGGTATCAATTCACTGACAAGTTTCCTCCATGGTCTTGGTGATGGTGGCAAGTTGCAGCAGTTGGCCAATGCGGGTGTAACTGCGATCAGTAGATTCATCGATGCGATTGTAACCGGCTCACTTGCTCTGGTGGACAAGGGCGCCGATGCTGTTGTCAAGTTTATCAACGGTGTCGCGGAAGCAATCAGAACGCATGATGCCGAATTGGGTCAAGCTGGAGGTAATCTTGCTTCGGCAATTGTCGAGGGATTTGCCACTGGTCTCACATCAGGCATTAGCGAAGTTGTCAGTCGTGCCAAGGATATGGCAAAAGGTGCGCTCAGTGGTATTGCACATGCGGCTGGGATCAAATCGCCGTCGAAAGTTACCTATCAATTCGGTCTCTGGTTTGCCGAGGGTTTTGCCAACGGTATCAATGAGGGTTCGGACGATGCTGTTTCAGCAGTTACCGATATGACCGACAGCGTACTGCAAGCGATGAGTAGTATTCCAGATGTGATCGATACATCGCCAGTGATCACGCCCGTACTAGATCTAACTGCTGTCCAAGAAGGTGCTAGTCGCTTGACCGGGATAATCAATACGGTTCCGACGGTTGGCATCACTTCGACCAGACAGGCCTCGATCATCTCCTCGCAGCAAGCAGGTACTGCAGCAGATCAAGCAACAACTACGGCAACTGGACCATCGGTTATATTTGAGCAGAACAATTACTCGCCGGAAGCACTGAGCGAGATCGAGATCTATCGACAGACGAGGAATCAATTGTCACAACTCAAGTCTGCACTCGCCCTTACTTAACGTCTATGGGCCCCCTTCGGGGGGCCTAAGGAGGTCTGAGGCTATGTTGACTGTAGTTAGAGCATATAGCTCATGGCGTTCAGCTCCTACTATGTTGTTGGATGATACGGGCAGAGCCGAGACAGACTTGATCCAGATTCGTAATATTGATGGATTAGATCCGGTTAAGGCTACTGTCAATACATCCTTGTACGGATCTGTTGATGGAGCTTCCTATGTAGGAGGTAGTGTAGCGGGTCGCAATCTCGTCCTGACAATTCATCCAAACCCGAATTGGGACAATTGGACCTATGAAGCGCTACGCAAACTGCTGTATTCATATTTCATGTCGAAAAGATCGATTCGGCTGGTGTTCGAAAGCGACGATATGGCTCCGGTGGAGATTTCCGGTATTGTCGAAGATGTTGCCGTCAATCCATTCAACAAAGATCAAGAGATTCAGGTTTCGATCGTTTGTCCAAATCCATATTTCTCCTCAGTCGATCCCGTTGTTCTTACCGGCCAGTCAAATATGAGTCAGCCTGTGGTCATCGATTACAAGGGGACAATCGAAACCGGATTCAAGGTCAAAGTTACATATGTTTCCGGTACTGCACCTACTACGATCGAAGTTCAGGTCGGAGAACCACAGGTTACCGATTTGGTCGTCAGCTCTGGAGTAGACGCTTCTAATTACTACGAGATGAACTCTGTCGCAATGCGAAAATATGTACAGAATATCAATATTGGCAGCGGCGTGATCACGAATATCTTGCCGAAAGTACTAGAAGGCTCGACTTGGCCGCTTTTCCAGCCTGGTGAAAACGAATTCCTTGTAATCACCAATCAAGGAGTCCAGGATTGGGAGCTGACATATTTTGAGCAGTTTGGGGGCCTCTAGTGGAAGCATATACCTTGAATCGCAATTTTCTCAAGCGGGATGTAATCGACGGCTTTCTGTCATTGATCTGGACAGAGCGATATTACGGCGACAGCGACGTCGAGCTGGTTGTTCCGGCAAGTCCGGAGATGATTCAGAACTTGGTCGAGGGTACCTTGCTCGGTCTCGATGGTTCGGACGAGATCATGATCCTCGAGACGACGAATATCGAAAATAATAAACTGAAAGTCACCGGTATCTCACTACTTTCATGGATGAATAATCGTTTCGTTCGGATCTCAGCTGCCCACGAGGATCGTTATTGGTTTATTTCTGGTGGCACGCCAGGTTGGACATTATGGGCGATTATCTACTACATGTGCTGCCAGGGAAGTCCATATTTGGATGGAACAATCAATACTGGTATTACCAATCCGCAGCAATTCGTGATTCCAGGGCTAGGATTGAAGGATTACGACAAAGCAGGCTCGAATATCAACGTCGGCGTTCCCTATGGGCCGGTTTACGATGCAATGCGGGAAATTGCCACTACCTATCAAGTTGGAATGCAGATTACGCTTGAATCGGCGACGGAGAGCTCATATTCACTCGGTTTTCGTAGTTATCGAGGGCTTGATCGAACGAGTGGCCAAACTGAGAACTCGGTGGTTCGATTCTCTCCGCAGATGGACTCGTTCACGAATATCAAAGAGCTTCGATCGATTGCTGCACTCAAAACACAGGTATATGCATTTGCGCCACAGAATCCGGATGGATTGGCGACGACACCTGGTGTAAGCAGTCTATCCGGATCGCAATACACTGGTTTTGATTTGCGCGCTCTGTTGGTATTCGCAGACGACATCACAACCGACATGGTTGCTGGTAGTCAGGCAAATTTGCTCAGTATCTTGAACAGTCGAGCCTACGATGCGCTAACTACCAATCATTTCGTCAAGGCGGTTGATGGAGAGATCGTTCCCGACAATCAGTTCAAATATGGTGTTCACTATAATCTCGGTGATGTGATCGAGGTACAGGGAAATAGTAACGTTGTGCAAACTTCACGGATAACCGAGTATATTCGAGCGCAAGACGAAGCCGGAGAAAGAGCATATCCGACTGTGGCCATGCTCGGTTAGGAGGAAACTGAGAATGGGGTTCTTGATCTTCTTCGGCGGCATGTGGATTGGGATTATATTGGGTTTTCTGATCAAGTCGTGGTTGCTGGCTAAATTTAGAGCGTCTAGCGGCACGATCGTCGTTAAACGAGATGGTCTTACGGAAAAGACGGTATATTCACTTGTGCTCGACGATTACCCAGAGAAGCTCGAGTTCAAGAAGCTGGTTATCTTCAAGGTCGATGTCGAAGAAAGCTGATCGCAAATATAACTTCGCTTATAATGAGACCTACTGAAGGAGCCTATGTTTAGGACGAGAGAAATAACTCTGCTCGAACGTCTGCTGGACAGAACGCTTCGTGAGTTGAGCAATCATCCGATTGGTTCCGACGAATATGTAAGGACGATGGATGCGGCAATCAAGCTAAGCAAGCTACGGGAAGAAGAGAAACCGAAGCATGTGAGCAAGGATACGCTGCTGATCGTTGGTGCAAATTTGCTCGGGATCATCCTGATCATCAATCACGAGTATGCACATCCGGTCATGTCGAGAGCAATGGGATTGCTGCTCAAACCGAGATAAGAGCCCGCCAGGAAGTCGAATATAAGGGCCCTGAAATATGGGCCTTTATATTTTTTCGCAGAAAATACACATTATATAATGAAACCTATTTGAAAGGATTATCGTGGACGAAGATCTTGATATTACCTTCACTGAAGCCATCAAACCTGCTCTTGTTATTACCGTGAGCGGCCTTGCACTATATGCTGCTGGGTCGTTCGTATACAGCAAGATTCAGGAGAGAAGGCGTCGAAAGAAGGATGAAGAGAATTTCAATCGCATCCGCCTGCGTTCTGCACTAGGTTTGGAAAACTAGAGCCTACAAGGGCTTTAGTTTTTTCGTATTCTCAACATTGATTTATTTTTTTTCAATCTGAAAAAATCCCCGGGGGGAAATTTCAACATAAACTCGCAGCTATTACCTCGTCTATAATAGAAGCTAATTACTAGGAGGAATCTGATGGCTGAGAAAGACCTGGCATTCAAGATCACTCTGGCTGTGGTATATACCAGTCTTGGTTACACAACATATCGCGTCAGTCGCGGTATCGCGTGGACCGTCGACAAGACACATCACCGCTGGGAGCGATTCACTGCAAAGCAGATCCGTTTCACGAACTCAGATGGAACCAGTAACCAGATTCAAAAGACTAAGGCCCTGTAACAAGGGCTTTAGTTTTTTCAACATTGGAGGTGGTATGACGTTAGAAACAGTACTTTGGGAGCTTGAACAATCGATTCCAACATTAAACGGAGACGAAGCAGAAGAATTAGCCAAACAACTTCTCGCACTTGTATATCAAGCACGCCAACATCGAGTTAGTATCTGGCTTGAAGAAGCAAACTCGCAGAAAATACACGCTATATAATGAAACCCTATTTAAGGAGAGATTATGTCCAAGTTGCATGGTGCGACGAACTTTGTCGTCCGTAATCGCGTGGCAATCGCTCGCGTCGTAGTTACCTACGTCGTGGCGACCGCCGTTGCGAATATGGTCGAAGACAAGTTCTTCGCTCGCAGCTAGTCGAATCCCCTGACTAGAAAACTAGAACCCATCCCGGGTTTTAGTTTTTTTCTCTCCTGTGAAAGGACCCCCCCGTGGACAGTGAGATGCTCGATGCGGTGAGACAAGCGGGCAGATTTCTACAAGGTCTAGGCGAAGTGATGTGCGAGCTCGACGAAGAGTTGATCAGCCTCGATACGCTCTACTGGCTGCACGATGGTGTTCGGACGGTAAATCATACGATGCGTCTTGCTATTCAATATGAGACTGAGGAGCGTGCTAGTGCCCACTGTTGAACATAAGTTGAATTTCGATAATCTTGTCGAAAGTGTCAAGAGTCATGTTAAGCGGCATCAAGTGATTTATTCACTTGGAGCAGGTGTTGGAATCGCAGGAATTACTTCTCTTATTATGAGAGGTCAATGCGCCGGGATTCAACGAGTGCCGGACAGAACGCTGACGAGCGTGTTCGCACGGCCTCTCTTTATTTTTTCCAATCATAACAAAATGAACACGACTGTGGCTATATTTTTGAGAGATGGTCGTGGTCATCCAGGATATCCGATTAGATGTATGGAGACGGGCGATATATTCCCTTCGCAAGATAAAGCGGCTCTTGCATTTGGAGTATATCCATCACTTCTTTCTGGACATCTAAATGGAAAATTTCCTGATGTTCATGGTTGGCATTTTGAACGACTCTCAGCAATCCCAGCAGTCGCAGCATAATCACGTCTTATAATAGAAGGTGACACGCCGACTTTCTGAGATCGTCGGATTGGATCACTTCGG